GTTGGCGGTGCATTAAATGCAGATATTATTACTTCAAAAACCAAAGTTGATGCTGGCACCGGTGTTAGTGCAGGCCCATTAGGATTTGTGTCTGTGCTTGGCGGTCTTTCTATTGGAACTCCAGTTGCAGCTCCAGGTAATATAAATTGTATTGGATTGATTTCTGCTGGTATTTCAGTTACTTCAGTATTAGGAAGTTTTGTGGTGATGAAAGCCACATGGGCAACAGACAAAGTAAATAGAGCTTTGTACAATTCACACTTTCATAAGGGTTTTAAAGGCCCAACTAGTCCACCAATTGCTAAAATGGTATAATTGAAAATATAAAATGCAATTTTTAAGAGATAGCTTTACAAGCGTACAACACAATGGCGGCGGAGGATCAATTAGTGAACCTTCTGCACCAAGTTTGTCTAAATTTTTAACAAATTCTAGACAAGATACAAATCAAAATCGAAAATTTCCTTCTAGTTCACCAACATCAAGTGTATTTGGTAGACTAGATTACAATTTTACTCCAGCTGATGACACAATTCTTTTGTTATCAGATGCTGCAAAAAAACATTTGCAATCTATGCCAAGACTGATGAAAGATTGGCAAGCAGAAGACATGCGTAATGGCAATGTTAGTAATTACTACAAGAATCCACTTTCTGATGTTCTTACTTCAATTAATAGTGCTCTTAGTCAAATAGAATCTAAAATTCTTGTTGCTTCAACAACAACTTTTGATTATGAGGCTGGTTTTTCAACTACGAGCAATACTTACGTTACTAATCTTATTGATATTTACAATCAAGCAAGTTTTGCTTTGGAAGAAGGTCAAAAATTTTTGGAACATACCGATAGAATATCTGGTGTTGTTGAGCCAAAAGCTCCTACTGATACTGCAAATGGTACAATGGAATTACCTCATTTTGAACAAGTAATGAGTCTTGGTAGAATTTCTTTATATATTTGTAATCAAACAGACGGCATATTAAATACTGCTCCAGTGATTGGATCAATGACAAGTTTATTTACGAATCAAGAATTAGAAACATATAATACAACTCTTACACCATATCCTGGTTTAATTGCAAACAGCATTACATTAGAAAGTGTATTCTCAGTGTCTGGTGGAGAATCGTTGCAAATTTCAGTATTTACATCAAATCTATCTAACAGTCAAATTGAAACAATTACAAATGACATTAAAGCTTTAAAAGTTTTATTTGAGACAAGAAGAACGCATGATGAAAATTTTTGGCTTAAAACCAAACAAATTGTTAAAGAGTTTGAAGGTTTTGATGCAATGAATAATGCCGGTGAAATTGAAAATCAATTGGTTAACAATTTTGTTGGCACTGAAAAATTATTAGATAGCGCCAACACACCAGACAATCCAAAACCATTTGAAGAACAGGTAATTGTTTCGCCTAGTGGTTTTATAACTGTGTACAATAAAAAGACTGGTGAAATTATTTCAAGTGATGAAGACCTTGAAAATATTGTTTTAAATGCTGAACCAACTGATAATGTAATTACAACTGTATTTGACCAAGGCGAACCACCCACAGCTAATGTTATAACACCCGATGAATCAACATCCCCAATATTAACACTTGACGAGTTTATTGAACAATTTAATACAAGTGTATTGTCTGTTACAGTTGGAGATAGTACACTTAATGTTAACACTGGTGCAATTATTTTTAGAACACTTAATGGTGTTTTCTCTGATACAAGAATTATTCAAGTTACAAATGTTTCGGATAATGTTTATTATTATTCAAATGCTGAGTCTGTTTCTAACTTCTTGAATTCTGAAGTTAATGTGGATGTTCAAGATTCCACAAAACGTAGAGGTATATTATCAGTTACTGTTGCAAACACTGGAAGTGGTTATTCAAATGGCACTGTGGTAATTACTGGTGGCGGCGTAGACAATATTGCAGCTACAATTGTAGTCAGTAATAACTCTATATCTGGTGCTATTACAACAATTAATATTACTTCTCGCGGTGCTTACACTTCAGCGCCAACATTAAATGTTACATCACTTGGCGGTTCAAATGCTAACTTGATTGCTGTTCTTGATGATCCAACAAATTCATTGGCTAATGGTGAGTCGTTTAATGTGTCGGTACAGTTTAGAAGTTTAACAACAGGAAATACGGTTGATTACGGACTTATTACAATTAATCCTGGTGTTGAACTTCGTGTTAAAGGTTATAGCAATGTTTCTACATCTGGTATTCTTTTACCCGGTGCCATCTCTCAAAATGTTGGTAACTTAACAAATAGACCGCTGCTTAATGAATTTAATGGACCTTATGAAATCTTGGATTCTGCAGCCACTGGCACTGAAAAGTGGACATTTAGAAATTTAAGTGCTAATTCGCTTAACATCGTAAGTGTTATTGAAACTACAAATTCTTTGAGTACCAATAGCAATACTCATATGAATGTTCAGTTTTTCCATGCTAATACACCAAACGTGCTTAATGTAAATGATTCTGTTCTTTGGTATGCAAATGTCAAACCATTAATTGAGTTTCCAAATGTTTCTACATTCTTGGTGACAACCGAAGATGGTCAAGAAAGAATTATAACTATTGGTATTGATCGTGGTTTAGTTGATGATTCAAACAGTTTTAATGAGGTGCTTAATAGCAATCCTGATATTATAGTGACTAATTCGCCGTTTGCCATTCGTGTGTTTGGCGCTAAACCAAATACAGCATACACTTATTCAGGACCTAACATTTCCGGCACAGGATTTGTTTTGGCTAATGGTAATTCATTGGTTGCTAACACCACAATTACAAATACTGGTTCTTACACTTACACAGTTGATTTTGGTGGAACTAATCATAGAAGAACATTGACCAAAGTTATCACCTCTTAAAGCGGCATAAATAGACGATGGCTACAGTCACATCACACATTGCTCGTCAATTTAAAGACTTGGATTTAAATTTTACAATTCATCCGCTTAAAAAAGACATCAATAAAAATTTAGATCAAATTGCTGTAATTAATGCAATTAAAAATTTGGTGTTGACAAGTCACTACGAAAAACCTTTTAATCCTGATTATGGTTCGAATGTTCGCAAACTTTTATTTGAAACTGTGGATATTATTACTGCCTCTGCGATTGAAAGAGAAATACAACAAACAATTCAAAATTTTGAACCAAGAGTTAACATTATAAGTATTTCTGTAATTCCAGATTTGGACAACAATGGTTTTAGCGTTCAAATGTATTTCTTTATTGTGAATCAAACAGAACCAGTATCAATAAGTTTTTTACTAGAGAGAACACGATAAATGGCAACAAATCGTTTAACAGTCACAGACCTAGATTTTGATACAATTAAAACAAATCTAAAAACTTACTTACAAGATCAAGCAGAATTTACAGATTATGATTTTGAAGCTGCTGGTCTTAATGTTCTTTTAGATATTTTGGCATATAATACACATTATAATGCCTACTATTTAAACATGGTTGCTAATGAAGCGTTTCTTGATACTGCTGTTCTTCGCAGCTCGGTCGTATCACATGCTAAAACATTAGGTTATACTCCACGATCAACAACATCGCCTAGAGCTATCATAAACTTAGAAATACCCACTGGCTCAAACACGGCAGATTCATTAACACTTCCTCGTGGTTTTAATTTTAGAACAAATTTACTAGAAAATTCTGTTTATAATTACACTCTTCTTGATGATGTTACAGTTGATAAAGTTGATGAAGATTTTGTTTTTAGAAATTTAGAAATTTATGAGGGCGACTTAATTAGCTATGACTACACATACAATTCTACAACAAATCCAAAAGCCGTTTTTCCAATACCTGACGCAAATGTAGATACAACAACCATTGTTGTTACTGTGCAAACTTCGTCTAGTAATTTGTCATTTGATACGTATACATTATCAACAGATTCTTTGGAAGTTACTTCTAATTCAAAAGTTTTCTTTTTGCAAGAAAGTCAAAATGGAAAATTTGAAATTTATTTTGGTGATGATTACCTTGGTAAAAAATTAAAAAATGGTAACATTATTAATATGAGTTTTTTGGTAACAAATGGGTCCATTTCTAATAAATCAAATAATTTTACGGCAACTTCTTCAATTAGCCCATATACCGTATATACAATTACTCCTATATCAGAATCTGCTGGTGGTTCAGAAAAAGAAACTGCTGATAGTATTAAATTAAATTCAACATTACAATACGCCACACAAAATCGTTTGGTAACTACAAAAGATTATGAAAGTTATATTAAAAAAGTTTATGGTGCGGTAGACTCCATTTCGGTGTGGGGTGGTCAAGATGAAATTCCACCAGTTTATGGTAAAGTATTAATTTCCATCAAACCAAAAACAAATTATTATCTAACTGAAGCCGAAAAAACAAGAATTATTGAAGAAATCGTAAAACCAAAATCAATTGTTGCTGTAGATGCTGAAATACGTGATCCAGAATTTTTGTTCTTAAAAGTCGTTAATAAAATTTTGTTAGATCGTAAAAAAACTACGCTTAACGATGAGCAGCTTAAAAATCTTATTCGAATAGCGATTTTTGATTATTCGAACTTAAATTTAAATAAATTTAATTCAACATTTGTGCTTTCTAAATTGCAAGATAAAATTGACGCTGTTAATTTAGATGCAATTATTGGTTCAGAAACTACTCTTAGATTAGAAAAACGATTTGAACCAGACTTAAATAATTCAAAATCTTATGAAATTAAATTTGACGCTAAACTTCATCGTGGTACAATTTTAAATCGTCTTGTTTCTTCACAGTTTACAGTCAATGATTCTTTAGGCACAACAAGAACTGCAATTATTGAAGAAATACCAGAATCATACACCGGTATTTCATCGATTGAAGTAACTAATGCTGGTTATGGTTATATTTCTGCACCTACTGTAACGATTACTGGCGATGGTTCTGGTGCTAAAGGTGTAGCAACTATTGTTAATGGAAAAGTAATATCTGTAACAATTACTAATAGAGGCATCAACTATAGTAAAGCAGTTATTACGTTTACTGGTGGTGATGGTTATGGTGCAGCTGCAGATGCTGTTTTAGATGGCCGTTTTGGCACACTTAGAACAGTTTTTTTTAATGCTCTTGCTGAACGACAAACAATTAACTCCAACGCTGGAACAATAGACTACAATACAGGCGTTGTAACAATTAGTGATTTAAGAATTTTATCTGTTTTAACCTCTGATGGAGATGTTCGCATAAACATTGAATCTGAAGACGGTATTATTTCATCAGTTCGAAGCACAATTATTACAATTGATGAGGAAGATTCTACTTCAGTAGTAACAGAGATAACTGCTATATAAAATGGACAATAAAACTTCTATTTTAGTTAGCGGACAAGTACCTGAGTTTGTTCGTGAAGAGTATCCTTTATTTGTTACTTTTTTGAAAGCTTATTATGAGTTTTTGGAGAACAAACAAGGTGTAAACAAAAATGATTTGGTAACACAAGCCAAAAGTTTAAAAACAGTTTTTGATATTGACCAATCAATTGATGATTTTGAAAAACACTTTTTTAACACATATGCTTCTTTAGTACCAATTAATATTCAAGGAAATAAAGAATTATTAATTAAAAATATTTTGTCGCTTTATCAATCAAAAGGATCAGAAAACTCTTTTAAATTATTATTTCGTTTTCTTTTTGGCGAAGAACCTGAAATATTTTATCCAAAAGATAATATTCTTAGGGCCTCTGGTGGTAAATGGAAAATAGACAAATCAATTAAAGTATCAAAAAATATTTCATCTTTTTATACCGCTGACGGAACAACAAAAGAATTTACAATTATTTCTAAACTAGATTCTGCTGGTTTAGATGTTTATTTGGATGATGTTTTAACTACTAGTGGTTTTAAAATACTAAAAGAATACAATTTAATTGTGTTCGATAGCAATTTAGCTGCAAACACAGAATTAGAGATATTTTATGATTCTGTAGGTCGTGAAATTTTTAATAATAGAAAAGTCACTGGTTTATCTTCTGGCGCTACAACCATTATTGAAAAAACTTTTCAAAGAAACTTAAACAATAGAGAAGTGCTAGAACTATTCATTGATGATAAAACAACAGTTGGTGATTTTGAAGCCGGCGAAGTTATAGAAACAGATGTTTTTATTGACGAAACTTTGATCAATGTTCGTTTAAGAACAGTTTCCGAATTAAATTCAATTACTGTTACAAACTCAGGTTCTGGTTATAATGTTGGAGATCCTGTAATTATTACTGCTCCGAGATCATTGAGAGCTCCGCAAGCAGTAGTTTCAAGTGTTTTCAAAGGTAGTATAGAAAATATAGTAATTATTAATGGAGGCGCAGGATTTACTGTTGGTTCACCAATAAGTGCTGATGGCTTTGGTCCACCATTTGTTAATATTGACATAAATTCTGTTCTATTAACTTCTTCAAATTCAGCTAATAGTTTTAGAATTTATTCGGATATTATTTCAGATATTGATCCAGCAAACACTTATATAAACACTGGTTCTTATGGACTTAGTGGACCATCATCTGGTAATTCTAATTCTATTATAAGATATACTTTTTCAAACACTTCATTTTCAAATATTGGTGAAATTATTGGTGTACAAATAAATTCAACACAAATAAATTTTGCAACGCCTCCAGTTTTAAATGCTCAAGCAGCCAGTGTGTTAATTGCAAATATTGGATCAACACTATCAAATACAACAATTTTTATTGATGGTTTTGGCTCTCTTGGAAAAACTATAATTCATAACGGCGGCACTGGTTATAATTTACGTGATCAACTTGTTTTTACAAATCCAACCGGCGGCATTGGTTTAGGTGCTGCAGCTGAAGTTACACAAGTCGCTGCAAATGGAGCTATTGAAAAAATAGAATTTGTGCCAACAAAAATAAATGGTACAGCAAATATTTTCAGTGGAAACACAAGTGTAGTAGGAACAGGAACTTCTTTTGATACAGAACTTTTAGTTGGCGATCAAATAATGGTAAATGGTGAAATAAAATTGGTCAATACAATAACATCGAATGTTTTGTTCAGTGTTAATAGTGCTTTTTCTGCAAATTCAACTGATAAATTTGTTCGTGTTTTTGGAATACATTTAGTTGGAGGACAACTCTATACACAAAACACTTTGCCAACTGTAAGTGTTACTTCAGCTGGTGGTTCAAATGCAAATGTTCAAGTTGTTGCAATCATGGGTGATGGCGAACAATTCACATCGTCTTTAGGCGATCCTTTTGGTGGTATTCAATCAATTTCAATTATTGATTCGGGTGATGGTTTGCGTTCAGTTCCAGAGTTAGATTTATCGGACTTTGGTGACGGTTTAGCAACAGCTGAAGCAACTTTAATACCCACAGTTGAAACTTTTGCTGGTCGATTTGAAAATCAAGATGGCATTATTTCTTCTTCATATACAAAATTGCAAGGAAAAGATTATTACATTGATTACTCTTATGTAATCTCTTCAAGTGTTCAGTTTTCAAAATATAAACAAGTGTTAAAAGAACTTTTGCACCCTGCAGGCCTAATTGCCTATGCTGAGGTAAAAAGAACAGATGAGATAACAACACAACGAGCTACCGTTGTTTCCGAAATAACTCAGGAAGCAGCATAAATAATAGATTATGCCAACATATACGAAAAAAACATCCAATTATACAGCAGTTAATGGCGACTATTTAATTGGTGATACTTCCGGCGGCTCCTTTACGATAACATTGCCAGCATCTCCGGTTGTTGGATCTTATGTGGTAATTGTTGACGGAGCAGATTGGTCAAACAATAATTTGACAATCAATCGAAACGGATCAACAATTGAAAACTTAGCACAAAACGTAATATTTGACATTAAGGGTGTAAAAGTTGAATTTATATATGATGGAGATACATGGGAAATATTTGTTGCTGAAGCGCCAGTTGAACCCGAAGGCACATCTTACACTTCGAAAAAAATACGATTTAACAATGCTGAACAATTTAAAGAAGCATTTACTGAAACAGAAGCTTCTGTTGGATATATTTACATTTCAAAACATATTCCTTGGGCTAATGAAGCGGATCCAAGCATAATTACAGATACAGTTTCAAATGAAAAATACATTTGGGACAACATGATTGCTGCCAAAAAAGTTACTGGAAATGATTTAGAGTTTGTAATTCCAAGACTTGATTGGGTTGGAAATGTAAAGTATATGCAATATGATGATACTTTAACATTACAAACACTTCTAACATCAAATGTTACTTCAAATTTATATGCGATGTATGCATTTAATTCTGAAAGAAATGTATATAAGTGTTTGTCAAATAATCTTAGTTCAAATTCTACTGTCGAACCTTTAGGTACAAATTTAGGTGCTAAAGGCATTATACAAACTGCTGATGGTTATTTGTGGAAATATCTTTATAATATTGAAGCTTCAAATAAATTTTTAGCAAATAATTGGTTGCCAGCACCAACATCTATTACTCAATTAGATTATGATGGTAGTGCAAATGCTGCAATTGATGGTGAAATAACAACAATTGTTGTGACAGAAGCTGGTAATAATTATTACAACAGCAATATCAATGTAAGCTCATTTTCAACATCTTGCACAGTTTTAACAGTAGATGCTGCCGTAGATATGGCAAATTTAATTGCACTTAATATGGGAATTTCTGGTAATGGAATAGTTGGCGGCACACATATTACAGCCATTGATCTAGTCAACAGAAAAATTAACTTATCATTTGCAACCTCATCAGCGGCCGGCGGCTCAGGAAATACGTTAGCTGTTGCAACAAGAGTAATAATTTCTGGTGATGGAACTGGTGCTGTGGCTACGGCTAATTTGTCTAGTAACACAATACAAAAAATAATACTTACAAGTTTTGGTTCTGGTTACGCTTATGCTAATGTTGAAATCTACGGCACTGCCACAGATGTTAATGTAGCTGAAGCTCGAGTTATTATTAGTCCAAAATTTGGCCACGGTTATAATTCAGCGAAAGAATTGGGTGGCCATAATGTAATGATAAATTTAAAAGTGGGTGAAGGTGACACATCAGAAGGAAATTTAATTTCTGCAAATACATCATTTAGAGCGTATGGCCTTCTTCGTAATCCACATAAATACGGAGCAAATACTCCAGTAACTTATGCTAATTCTAATTCTGTTGTTAAATTAACCACAAGTGTCACACTAATTGCCGGTACTGCTTATAATGATGATGAATTTGTGTTTCAAGGCAATGTAAGTTCTCCAACATTTAGTGGTTTTGTTGAATCTTCTAATGGTAATACAATAGAACTAACTAATGTTAAAGATACAATAAGTGTTGGTTCTGTGCTTAAAAGTTTAAATACTAACCCAACAGGAAGAACTGTAACAAGCTTTTCTAATTCTGAATTTCAATCTTACACTGGCGATATTCTTTATAACGAAAATATTGTACCAATTCAACGGTCGCCAGGTCAGGCTGAAAACATTAGATTCGTTGTTAAATTTTAGAGGAATTCATGGCTCTCAATACTAATTTTAATGTAAATCCATACTTTGATGATTTTGATGAAACAAAAAAGTATCTTCGTTTACTTTTTAAACCAGGTTTTTCGGTTCAAGCTCGTGAGTTAACACAACTCCAAACAATTCTTCAAAATCAAGTTGAACGATTTGGTGATCATGTATTTAAGAATGGATCTATAGTTACTGGAGGTCAATTCTTTTTACAAGATGCAACTTATTTAAAACTTGATGCTTCTTTTTCAGGCACGGATGTAAGTGCAAATAGTTTTATTGGTATGTCAGTTCTTTCAACTGATGAGACAAAGCGTGGTGAAGTTATTAAAGTTTTTGCTGCTGATGAAGGCACCGGCGATCCAATTACTTTGATGGTTAAACAAGTTTATGGATCTGCGTTTACGTCATCTGAAACAATTAAAACAAAAGAGGCATCACCTGTTTTTGCAAATGTTTCATCTTCTGGTGTTGGCACAGGTCAAATATTTTCTGTAAACGAAGGCGTATTTTATTACGATGGATTTTTCATTCAAAATGATGCACAAACTGTAGCTATTTCAAAATATACAAGCACAACAGCTAATGCTAGAGTGGGTTTTGAAATTACAGAATCCATTGTAACAAATAATTCAGATACCTCATTATTAGATCCGGCTCAAAATGCTTCAAATTATCAAGCACCAGGTTCAGATCGATATAAAATTAATCTTGTATTGGCAACTAGAAGTTTAACTTCTACCGATGACACACAATTTATTGAATTAGCGGTGGTTGAAAATGGTTTAATTATTCGTGAAAACAAATATCCAATTTATTCTGTGCTTGAAGACACGCTAGCTCGTAGAACATACGATGAATCTGGCAATTATACAATTCGTGATTTTAGAATTTCATTAGACACAAAAACTTCAAATACAGCACAAACTGATATTACTTTATCACCAGGTAAAGCATACGTTTATGGATATGAATTTGAAACTAATGGGCCTACAACTATAGTAATCGATAAACCAAGAACAACTGAAAATGTAGAAAATAAAAGAATTACTGCTGATTATGGTAATTTTGTTTTTACCACAAATCATTTTGGTTCTTTTCCAATTAATAGCTTGCAAACTGTTGATATACATTGTGTTAATGTTGTCTCAATTAATACATCATCTACTGCATCGATTTCTAATACAAAAATTGGTACGCTTCGTGTTAAATCAATTGCATTTGAATCTGCTGCAAATACTTCAAATGCAAACACATATATTTTCAAAGATTTTGTTTTTGATGTAAATGTTGCTTCAATTACGGGTACAGTTAGGTCTGCCACTTCTTCAACTGTAGTTATTGCAAATACTACAGCTGGCCAAGTATTTTCTACGGTAGATGATGCTTACACTGGCGCTAAACTAAGAATTACAAGCGGTGCTGGTTCAGATGAGACGCCAAAAATAATTACAGATTTTGTTGGTTCTACACAAACAATTACTGTAAGTCCTGCTTTCACTACAACACCAAATAATTCATCGGCATTTTCAATTGATTTTGAATTTAATGATGCTGAATCTTTAGCAAACTTCAGCACAACAACTAAAGTTGCTGCTGCGGACATTTCTAGTCGTTCAAAAGATTTAGCCACAACACATGAAGATGTTTTCTTATCAGATTCAGCATTTGAGCCACTAATCTTTAAACTTGGTGAAGAATATGTAGCTCAAAACACAATTACTGATTTTTCTTTTTCATACCGTAGATTGTATGCCTCTCAAGCTTTTACAGCAAATGATTCGCCAGCTTTATCTCTAGGAACTGGAGAAGCAATTACTGCGGCAGCTTCAACTTCTGCTAAAGCAGAAAATTATTATGTTGTTGTGACAGCTGCAGGCACTTCAGGTTATTTGGTTGGCCAAGTTATTCCTGCTGATAAGTTCACAGTTAGCACTGGTACAAATAAAATTACAGTTACAAATGGTCAAAACATGACCGCTAATATCATTGCTACAATTGATGTTTCATCTGCTTCTAAGAAACAGAAAACTTATGTAGCGGCAAATACCACAATTCAAACTTCTGGTAGTGTTGATGTATTTGGTAACTCAGCTGTTTTGATTTTCCCTTCAAATGGCCAATGTCATATTGCTAATACTTTTGTAAAGAAAATACCTAATGAAGTTCAATCATTGTTTATGTCGGACATCATTGAAATTACAAATATTCTTGATTTTGGTAGTAATGTTATTTCGGTAGCAAATTCAACATCAGCTTCAAATGTAACAACAAAATACACATTTGATAATGGTCAAAAAGACTCTTTTTATGACCACTCGTTTATTAAATTAAAACCTGGTCAAACAGCACCCTCTGGTAATATTGTTATATTTTTTAACAGATTTACGTCTTCTGGTCCAGGATTTTTTACAGTTGATTCATATTCAGATATTGATTATGGTGATATTCCATTATATGCTTCACCTACAAATAATTCTCTCTACAATTTAAGAGATTGTTTGGATTTTAGAGCCGTTCGATCTGATGCTACAGCTTCTGGTGGTAGTGCTGTTGTTTTTGATGTAACTTCTGCGACAACTGGTCCTAAAATTCCTGAAAATGGTTCTGATATTATTCTTGATTATCAGTATTATTTGCCAAGAATTGATAAGGTTGTGTTGGACAAAACAAGAAAATTTGAGGTGGTTAAAGGTATTCCATCTTTAGATCCCATACCACCAAATGACACTTCTACAGGAATGACTTTATTCATTTTAAGTTATTCTCCATATCTGTCTGACGTAAAAGATGTAAATGTACAACAAATAAATCATCGCCGTTATACAATGCGTGATATTGGCCAATTAGAGGCTAGAATTGAAAATCTTGAATATTATACTTCATTAAGCTTATTAGAACAAGAAGCACTTGGTAAACAAGATTTAACAATTTTAGATAGTCAAAATGTTGAAAGATTTAAAAATGGTATTATTGTAGATTCTTTTAAAGGACACTCTGTAGCTGATGTTACAAATGCCGACTATGCGGCGTCTATTGATACCATCAATAAAGAATTAAGACCGTCTTTTACACTTACACCACATTCTTTAAACTTTGATTCTGCCAATTCTAGTAATTTTACAAGAACTGGTTCTTTGGTGACCGCCAATGCAACATCATCTTTATTAGTTGATCAAAATAAAGCATCAAAAGCAATCAATGTTAATCCATTTAATGTGATTAACTATTTGGGTAAAATAAAATTAAGCCCGCCTTCTGATATTTGGGTTGACGAAAATCACCGATCTGATGTTCTTATAAATTTAGGTGGTGATCGTGATGCGTGGCAATTTATTACAGATAGACTTCCAGTTTCGCTAGAATGGAATTCTTGGCAAACAATTTGGACAGGAGTAGATGTAAATACGGCTGAAGCTTGGCAAGGCCGAGATTTAGTTGAAACTACAACTACAACCATAACACAATCTCAAACAAGAAGTGGTATTGTTTCAAGAGTTGTGCCTCAAACAATTACACAATCTATTGGTGATCGTGTAGTAGATGTTTCAATTGTACCATTTATGAGAAGTATTAATGTTCTTTTTGTGGGTACAGACTTTAAACCAAATACAACATTGTATCCATTCTTTAATGAAACTTCAGTTGAAAATAATGTTGGTGATCGTGTAAACAAATATCACTTGACAACTAATAATATTGCATTTAATGTTAATTACAGTAATCCAGAAGTTGTTAATATTAGAGATAAAAGTGCTGGCGTTAATGTAGCAAATGCTGTAGTTGTGCTTACATCAAACAATATTGTTTATGTAACCAACATGGCCATCAATACGGCATTTAACTTTGCTAGCGCCAATGCTGCAAACCTACAATTAGTTGGTCAACAAACTGGTTTAACATACAATGTAGCAACATATGAACACAATGGTGGCACTATTAACGCTGCAACATCAAGTAGTGTAACACTTCGTATTGATGCTGAAAACGCAAGTAATCAAAATACAATTAATGGTTCTATTATTTTTATTACACAAGGAACTGGTGCTGGCCAAAATGCTACAATTTCCACATACAATGTTTCTACAAGAGTTGCAAATATTTCTGGCACTTGGACAACAACACCAGATACAACATCACATTATGGTATTGGAAGATTAACTTCTGATGCTGCAGGCTCAGTTGCTGGTATTTTTAGTATTCCAAGTGGCACATTCCGTGTTGGTGAAAAACAATTTAGATTAACTGATACTAGCTCTGGTGACATTCCAAGTTCATCTACAAATGGCGATACATCATTCTTTGCTCAAGGTTTGTTACAAACCAAAGAGGAAATTGTTCTTTCAACTATTTCTCCAACAATACAAAGAACTGCTGTAAGTGATAATCGTGTGCTTACAAATCAAGGAAATATTTCAAGAGTTGTACAAACATTACCGCCAATTAATTGGGCGGATCCATTATCTCAAACATTTTTAATTAGTCCATTGCAATACCCGCAAGGTATTTTCTTGTCTAAAATAAGACTTTGCTTTAAGACAAAAGATGATACAATACCTATAACATTACAACTTCGTCCAACAGTTAATGGGTTTCCGTCAAGTTCTGTTGTATATCCATTTTCAACTGTTTCGTTAACACCAGATAGAGTTAAAACTTCAGCAAGTCCAAGTATGTCAGACTCAAGTAAGTTTACTGAGTTTGTGTTTGATTCACCTGTGTATTTACAACCAGGCGAACATTCATTTGTTATTCTTGCTAATTCAAATAAGTATGAATTGTATGTTGCAGAGGTTGGCAAACTAGATATTGTGGCTGGCCGTCAAATTTCTGAACAAGCATACGGCGGATCTTTATTCTTATCACAAAACGGATCAACATGGACTGCCGATCAAACTTTAGATATGATGTTTCAATTATATCGCAGTAGTTTTAGCACAAGTGCAACAACAGCACAGTTTCATGTAACAACACCATCAACAGTTATACCATATGATGTTATATGTTTAATTACGTCAGATATAACAGTTGCCAATACATCTTTATCTTATCAGTTTAATTCTGAAAAGGCTGATGGTTCTGGTTTTGCAGGTCTAACATCAATAACACCATTGAAAAATTTAGAAATTTATGATGGCATTGGTAGAAAATTAAGCAATACTGGAAATGCAACAACTAGCACAAGTAACACATTTACTCTTGTTGGTTCAATGTCTTCTTTAAGTAATGATGTTTCGCCGATAATTGATGTATCTCGTATGGCAATTTTGACAATTGAAAATGAAATCAATAATCTTGGCCTTGCTAACTCTGATATTGTTGTTTCTAATGTTGGTTCTGGTTATGCAAATTCAACTGATGTAACAGTAACTATTTCTGGTGGCGGTGGTTCAGGTGCAACTGCTGTAGCAAATGTTGTGTCTAACACAGTTAATGCGGTTTACATTACAAATGCAGGTTCTGGTTATACAAGTTCACCAACAATTACATTAACAGTTGGTGCTGGTGGCGGATCTGGTGCTATTGTGACTTATAATGGTGAAACTGAAAAATCTGGTGGTAATGCAACTGCTCGTTATCAAACTCGCCGTGTTACACTTGCAGATGGATTTGATTCTGGCGATTTGCGTGTTTATTTAACTGCAAATAAACCATCAGGCACAAATATTCATGTGTATTATAAAATTCTTTCTGCATCTGATCCAGATATATTTAATAATAAGAGTTTTCAACTAATGGCAGAACTTGGTAATTCTAACTTTGTTTCATTAAATGAAAATGATTTCAGAGAGTTAACATTTGCGCCTGGTATTAACGGAATTGCAAACAATTCAGTTTCATACACATCCGCAGGAACAGCATTTACAACGTTTAGAACTTTTGCAATTAAAATTGTTATGTCTAGTTCTAGCACTGGTATTGTTCCACGAATTGCTGATATGAGAGCAATTGCATTACCAGCAGGATAGCATGAAACAAGTTAAAATAACAGACACTTCTTTTGTAAGAGATATTCATTCAAAAGCAATTCTAAATACTGACAGAAAAGGTTTAAATGAATATCTAATAAAAAGAGATATAGCAAAAAAGCAACAAAGTGAGAAAATTGAAACAAAAGAACGCCTGAATAGGTTAGAACAAGATATACAACAAATTAAAGAATTACTTCTAAAAATGAGTCAATAAATGGCAATTAATCAATTAAGCACAGCTAATACCTTTGAACAGTGGTTAATCGCCACTCAGTCACTCATTGCATTTGCTAATTCACTTACAGATGCTGCGCCCGGTAGCTCATTTACTGCGAACACATCAGAATACATCATTACTGGTAATTTGACGGTTGGTAATACAGTTACTTGTGTTACAATGAATACAGATGTAATTATTTTTGATGATGGCACTAGATTATCCTCAAATGTTCAAATTGTAAACGCATATGCACATTCTAACGCAGCATTTGATAAAGCCAATTCAGCCAATGTTTTAGCACAATCTGCGTTTAATACAGCAAATAATGGAATCATATTTACACAAGCTGTATATGATTATGCTAATGGCATTACTGCTGGTATAAGCAGCTCGTTAAATGTTTTAAATTCAAACACTGCTACAATAGGTAACTTGCATATTACTAAAACTTTGACAGAAGCGGTTACAAATACAGGCTCAGTATCTACAAATACAGCTAATATTAATTTAGCATTGACAAACGTTTTTGACATAACTTTAGCAAATAATGTAACTTTTACTTTTATAAATCCACCAGCAGCTGGTATAACTAAAAGTTGCACTATAGTTTTAAGACAAGATGCAACTGGTAACAGAACCGCGACTTTTGCTAATACTAAATATACAGATGGAGTACAGCCAGTTCTTTCAACTGGCGCAAATCAAATTGATGTTTTATCATTCTTTACATTTGATGGTGGAACAAATTATTTTGGAACATTTGCTATGGCCAATGTAGCTTAAGGAGGGTTAAAAAATGGCTTTAACAAAAATTGTTGACTGTTACCTTTATTGTGGTTTTACCGAAGATGCTCAAGCTTGCTTTGATTTTAAAAAATGGCTTGAAGATAACAATGTTGATTTTCAACTTTTATTTTACGCAGATAATTCACAACACAAAGGGGTATTTGATGCATTAAATAGTTGGTGGCCTGATCTTGAATCAGAAAATAAACTAAGTAAATTTCCTATTTTTGTTTATACTGAGATTCACGATGATTTAACACCAGCCAAATATCCTCGTAAATTTTTTAAATCAACTGCTGAAATTCAAACTTCAAATTTTTTAACCCAATATCAATTGGGAAGATAACAAATGCCTTTAGCTGCTAGATTACGCAGGGCATTAGCACCAGCTGGATCTGCCACTTTTAATAGCAGTGGTAATTATCAAATACCACTTGGCGTTAGACGAGTTAATATTTCTGGCCGTGCCGGCATAGGAAGTCCAGGCAGCGCTGGAAATCCAGGAACAGCTGGAAATCCGGGAACAGCTGGAAATCCAGGTGCAATTGGTAATCCTGGTAATCCTGGTAATAATGGTCCTGGCGGCGCTGGCGGCCCTGGCGGCTCAGGTGGCCCAGCTGGTAATCCTGGTAATTCTGGTACATCTGGTCAACCCGGTAATCCAGGAAATTATGGATTGAAAGGTGCAGGTGGCGCAGGAGGTGCTTCCGGTGCTGGTAATAAAGGCACTGATGGTACTAAGGGCACCAAAGGTAATGATGGTACTAATGGCGCTGGCGGCACAGCAGGTACAGGCGGCGCAAAGGGCCTTAAAGGTACTGATGGTAATCCTGGCAATCCTGGTTCTAAAGGCAATGATGGTAATAATGGCACCGCCGGCAACGCAGGTGCTGCAGGCGGCGGTGGCTTGGGCGGCCCAGCAGGCGGTGTAGGCCCTCTTGCGTTTAATACTTTTATATCTTCTCCTGGCCAGATCGAATCGATCAATGGTGAATCTGGCGGTTCAGGAACAGCAGGCTCAGCTGGGACAGGCGGCAATGGCGGCTCAGGCGGCGGCGGCGATGCTACGTTTAATTTGGATGGATTTAATGCTCAAGGATATAACGCAGGCGGCGGCGATGGTGGTGTAGGTGGCAATAGTGGTGGCCCAGGTGGCGGTGGTGGTGCTGGTGCTGGTGGTAACCCTGGTGGCGCTGGTAATTCTGGTAATAATGGTATTGGTGCTAATTTTGGTGCTCCTGGCATTCCTGGCGGCGATGGCGGTGATGGCGCTAATGGCAATCCTGGTGAAGATGGCAATCCTGGTGAAGATGGCACCGGCGGCGGCCCAGGATCACCTGGAAGTCCTGGCGGTGAGGGCTCTAATGGCAGTTCAGGTAATCCTGGTGATGCTGGCACTCCTGGTAATGCTGGCAATCCCGGTAATGCTGGCAATCCTGGCAATCCTGGCAGTCCTGGCACATCTGGCAGTGCTGGTACATCCGGCAATCCAGGTGCTGCGGGTAATCCAGGTGCTGCGGGTAATCCAGGTGCTGCGGGCACCTCTGGTGCCATTGGTGCTGCAGGTAACTCTTCATCTTTTGGTACTTTAGCAACATTTACTGGTATCACAAGTCCCGCTGGTAATGCTGGTAGTGCTGGTACTGGTGGTAGTGCTGGTACTGGTGGAACAGGTGGCTCTGGCGGCACTGGAGGTTCAGCTGGCAATCCAGGAAATATTGGTTCAGTTGGTAATACTGGAGAACCTGGTAACGCTGGCGCTGGCGGTGCTGGTGGAACCGGTGGTCCCGGTGGTAATGCGGGTAATCCTGGTAATCCTGGTAATCCTGGTACAGCTGGCGGTTCTGGGACTGCTGGCAAGGGCGGCAACAAGGGACTCAAAGGTAATGGCGGCACGGCTGGCAATCCTGGTACACAAGGTACAGGTACTAAAGGTAATCCTGGTAATAATGGCGTCGGCGGACCAGGCGGTGCATCCGGACCAGGCGGCGCTGCTGGCACTGCTGGCACTGCTGGCACTGCTGGCAATCCAGGAGGCTCTGGCGGTGGCGGCGGCGGTTTTGAAAATATATCCAATCTTTTTTATTCAGCTAGTCCTTTTAATGTTACGTTGTTGACTGCGGCTAACGCCGGAAATCCAGGAACAGGAACAGGATCTAATGGAGCAGGTGGCCCCGTTGATACACCTGGTGGTTCTGGTAGTGCTGGTACTGGTGGCACTGGTGGTGAATCTGGCACTGGTGCCAGTAATGCTCCTAACTCTTGGCCAGGCCAGGATGCTCCTAACTCTTGGCCTGGCAAGGCTGGCGAAGATGGCAATGATGGTGTCGGTGTCCCTGGTGAACCTGGTACCGGTGCTAATTTTGGCAATCCAGGCACTGATGGCGGTCCTGGGACTGCTGGTTCAGGTGGTCTACCTGGCGACTCTGGCAATCCCGGTACAGATGGTTTTGGCGGTAATCCTGGAAATTCTGGCAATTCAGGATCACCAGGAGGTGCCGGAACAATTGGTTTATCTGGTAATCCTGGTGCTTCAGGTAATCCTGGCACCGGAGCTACCTCTGGTACAGCTGGTAATCCGGGAACAGCTGGTAATCCAGGAACAGCTGGTAATTTGGGAACGGCAGGAAATCCAGGAACTGCTCTTACTCCTCCGACCGGAAATAGTAATGTCAATGTAACATCTCGAGCAACATACGGCGTAACTGTAGGAACAGGAACATCACCCGGTTTTGTAACAGTATCTTGGAATAGACAATAAATATGGCTAATTATATTTTTGCTCCAATGGCAACATTTGGAGTTTCTGAACATCCTTTTGTCACTTGGAACGATGCGCTTAATGATGATGAAATTAATAAACTAGTAGACTATTGTAATACTTTAAAATTTCAAAAAGCAACAGTTGGCATGGGTGAAGAGACTGCAACTGTGACAAAAATAAGAGAATCTAAAGTTGCATGGATTGACAATACACATGAAAGTAGATGGATTTATGACAGACTAGCATATGTTGCAAGAGGACTAAACGGTCAATTTTATAAATTTGATTTGTATGGTTTTTCAGAACATATGCAATTTACAGTATATGAAGAAGACTCTGGTGGACATTATACTTGGCATATAGATTCTGGAGGCGGTAGTCATTCAACTCCTCCAAGAAAACTATCTTTAGTATTACAACTATCTGATCCTTCTGAATATGAAGGCGGTGATTTAGAAATTTTTACTTCTTCTGAACCAACCAAAATTGATAAAAAAAAAGGCTTAATTGCTGCATTTCCAAGTTATACATTACATCGTGTAACTCCAATAACAAAAGGAACTCGCAGAAGTTTAGTCGTTTGGGTAACAGGACCAGCTTTTAAATGAAAAAAACAACATATGAAAATTTTGTTGGCGTTTACGACAACTACTTTAGTGAAGAATTTTGTGATAACTTAATTGAACATTTTGAATGGTGTCAAAGAAGTAATAAAACATATTCTCGGTCAGAAAAAGAAAATATTAAAAAAGACGAATCTACAAATTTAAATCCAAATAGTATTCAAGAAATTGAATATGCACATCCAAATGTTTCAAATTACATAACTGAGTTTAATAATGTTTTTTGGGATGAATGTTATGCAGATTATTTAAAAAATTATAGTACATTGTCTAGTTATGATTTGCATACAATTTATTCTTATAAAGTACAAAAAACAGTTCCATCTGGCGGATATCATATTTGGCACTGTGAAGACGGATCAAAATTGTTTTCACGCCGAGTTGGCGTCTATATTTTATATTTAAATGATGTTGAAGAAGGTGGTGAAACGGAGTTTTTATATTTTTCTAAACGAATTTCAGCTAAAAAAGGAAGACTGATTGTTTTTCCTCCTAATTTTCCATGGACACACAGAGGTAATCCTCCGTTGTCTGGCGTAAAATATATTATGACAGGTTGGACTGAATTTAATTAAAAAAATATAAATAAGTATTAATGCCGAGTTCTAGAAGGAGCGAAGATGGCAATTCAAATAAACGGAACCACTGTTGTTGATGACAGTAGAGTCCTTCAAAATTTAGGCTCTGCACTTACCGTAGCAAACGGTGGCTCTGGAGCAACTACCCTGACTGGTGTTCTTAAGGGCAATGGCACTTCTGCTTTTACAGCAGCAACTGCTGGCACAGACTATGTGGCTCCGGCAACTGCCACGACATTTACGGCAACTCAAACTTTTAGTGGGTCATCCAGTGCATTGGGGATGATACTTAATGACGCCGCAGAAGTTGTTACTGTTTCTGCCATCGCTGCCACGGGCACAATCAACTTTGATGTGACCACCCAATCGGTGCTGTATTACACCTCCAACGCATCGGCCAACTGGACGGTGAACTTCCGCGCATCTAGCGGCACGAGTTTGAATTCGGCAATGTCCACCGGGCAGAGCGTCACAGCGGCGTTCTTGGTAACTAACGGGGGCACTGCTTACTACAACAGCACCGTACAAGTTGACGGGACAACCATCACTCCTAAATGGCAAGGAGGAACTGCTCCAACCAGCGGTAACGCGAGTAGCGTAGACATCTACTCCTACACGATAATCAAAACAGCCAACGCCACATTTTCGGTGTTTGTCTCGCAAACCAGATTTGCATAAGGAAGCAACAATGCCTTTGCTTGGAACACGTGGAGCGGCTTCTGCACGAGGGTTTGGGTTTGCAGGAATTGGTCGCCCGGGCGCTCCAACTATTGGAACCGCAACAGCGACGGGCACATCGACTGCGACGGTTTCGTTCACAGCGCCCGCATTTAATGGCGGTTCGCCGATTACTGGATATACGGCTGTTTCCTCTCCCGGAGGAATCACGGGAACTGTGTTTGGCGCGGGCTCAAACACAATTACAGTCTCCGGGCTCAACGCCGGCACGACCTACACATTCACCGTGTTTGCAACGAATGCGTTGGGCAACGGTCCATCAAGCGCCTCTAGCAACAGCATCACGACGCAAGTCCCGTCTGGTTCCTCAACCTATACGTCCGCTGGCGTGTTCTCTTGGACTGCTCCGGCCGGCGTGACAAGCGTTTCTGTTGTTTGTATCGGTGGCGGCGCTCACGCTCGCGGACCGGGATACGGACGCGGCGGCGACCTATCATACGCAAACAACATTGCAGTCACACCCGGAGCTACCTACTCGGTACAGGTTGGTCAGCCTTCCTATGGGTTCTCAAGTACAAGTGATTACGAAAACTCATACTTCAGTTGGTGTTATGCGCGGGGTGGTGGGCAAAGCGTCGGCAACATCAGGGATGGCGGTGGGGATGGTGGGGGCGCAACGGGGTCGTGGGGCGGTGGGTCAGGCGCTGGCGGCTATACCGGGAACGGCGGTTTAGGGGGGCGTTACTATGGTGAAAACGGCACTGCAGGATCGGGCGGCGCAGGTGGTGGCGGTGGTGGTCAAAGCGGTACAAGCGAGCCAGAAGGCGGCGGCGGCGGTGGCGGTGTCAACGTTTACGGGCTAGGAACGTCTGGCGCAGGCGGCGCTTTTGGTACGGGTGGATGGGGTTCCCCACCGGGAGGCACAGGCGGTGGCGGCGGTTCCTCCGGCGGCTCTGGTCAAACTGGCTACTCCACTCCGGAGGAGTCGGGCTACACAAGAACAGAGGGGGGAATGGGCGGCAGCTATGGCGGTGGCGGTGGCGCTACAAATGAAGATGGTGGAAACGCATATTCGGGTGCTGTTCGCATCATTTGGCCCGGCACAACCCGTCAGTTCCCTTCGACCAATACATAGGAGATTAACAAATGACAATGTTTATTAAGCTGAAAGACGGAAAACCAACAGACCATCCCCTGATCGAGCAAAACTTCAAAGAGCTTTTCCCAAATATCCAATACCCTGCTTACTACACTCCTGAGTTCGTTGAAGCTCTTGGGTTTGGGCTTTGGGATTTTTCTAATAAGCCTCAGTTGGGCCGTTATCAAAAAGCTGTCGAAGTAGCGCCGGTAAAAAATGCGTCTGGTATTTGGCGACAGACTTTTGAAATTGTTGAAATGTCTGAGGAAGAACAAGCCGAAACAGACAAACTTAAAGCTGACGAAGTTCGCCATCGTCGTTCTTTTAAGCTGGCGCAGTCGGATTGGACTCGACTTGACGACGCCCCGTTGACTAATGAGCAAAAATTAAAGTGGGCTACTTATCGCCAAGCCCTGCGCGATGTCCCGCAGCAAGCCGAGTTTCCCTGGAACACACAGTGGCCCGTGAAGCCATGATTAAAAAAATATTAATAAGTATTAATGCCAAGTTTTAGGAGAAACAAAAATGGCAATTAAAGTAAACG